AGCGGTCTCATTCTCAAAAACACAGTTCTCGATGACGAAGTTTTCGCAGCCAGCCTCGACGATGATGGCATTAGCAACCGCCGTCACTGTTGCAAAGCACCAGATATTCCTGACCGTAATATCGTCGTTACCGATTGCAATCGAGTCCGTGTTGGTGTCATAGCTGAACTTGGGTCGCAGCTCACCTGTACCAAGACCAATAACTGTCAGTCCGGCAATGTCAATGTCAATAGCCTTTGCTCCGCCTATCGTCTCAGCGTGTCCCGGTGCAATAATGATTATGTCCCCGGCATCGGAGGTGCAGAGCGCCATTGCCTCTTCCAAGTCATTGACAGCATTAGACCAGTCAACACCACTGGTACCTGATGCAGAACTATCAACGTAGAAAACGTTGCCCGTACTTTGGCCTAACAAAGCAAGAGCGTCGGTATCGTAGGTAATCATAGCATCGAGGTCAGTATGGGCTAAATCGAGCGAGGCCTTGACATTATGTGCTTGGCCTGAACCGGCACCACTGTAGGTGCCAAGCCTGTCTTCGATGTTACCACCTACGACTCTTCCGTGAGTGGGAAGAGAGAGCATAAGCAGTATCGAGAAGGCGGAAAGCAATAGTAGAAGCAACATTGGAACCAATATCCTTCCTATTAGTTTTCTTCTCATTTGTTTTTCCTCTCAATTAAAAGTTTCAAAGAATGGGGGCGAGACTATCCCGCCCCCTAAGCTCAATTATTCAAGCAGCAGGTCAATGATTGAACACTCGCTTACGGCACCGGCAAACACACAGTTACCAATAACAGTATCGTCTGCTGATGCGTCGACAAGTGCGACACAGCCGTCACTGGCAGCAGTACTATCTACCGACAGCATAACCGGGTCGCCAACAACGATTGTGTCAGTATCATCCGTAAATATCGGGGTGTAGCCTCTGTACTGTGCCCAGAAATAGTAGTTTGCAGTAACAGCAACCAGAGGGACACCAACCGGGCCTCCTGCCGGTGTTTCCGTTGTTACTATCAGGTCTTTGTACTTACTTGGAATAAAGGAACAGTCATCGGTAGCAGCAATAGCATTACGGAGACCACCTTCGTCGGCGATAGTAACACTGAGAACGGTATCAGAGGTCGTCCACTTGTTAGACCTAATCAGGTACATATCACCCATTGCTGTGCCGCCGTCACTTACAATCATCCAACCGTCCCTGAGAGAGTCCGCAGTAATTCCACTGCCTGATGCCACAAGAACATCAAAGGTAGTCTCCTCGGCTGAAACTCCATAGGCTGTCTGAACAGTCGAGGCAATAGATTCTGCATCGTGGGCGGGCGTCTGCACCATCTTACACTTACCTAATGCAGTAGCTCCATTTTTGCAATACCTGAACATTCGCCCGGTAGCGTCGTTCAAGTCCAGCTCAAGTCCCAAGGTATACTTCTGAGCCGCTGTTGGGGTGAATATATTTGCAGCAGCCACCAACTGCGATGGGCCAATAATCCTGTTTCTTCTTCCGTATGTGTAATCGTAATTTGAATAACTCATTTTTAACTCCTAAAAAGATGCCCTTAACCGGCATAACGGATTAACCGCCGGGCGTCAATATTTTAGTTTTTCAGGTCTTACGCCTGACATTCAATCTTGATTAGTTTGTCCTCGTCCATTCTCATTGCACCCATATTCATGTGGACATAAACCTGTTGTGAATAGGACTTGTCTGCTCTCTCCGAAATCTTCACGCTGACGGCATCTTGGACGCCAAGAACCATACCGTCTTCTGCCCAACACCAGCACTCATAGACCGAAGTACTGCCATCTCTGGCATTGGCCGAGCCAAGGACGATTTTCGGAGAAACAATCCAGTTGATGCCCATAAAATCACGTATAATACGGGCTTGGGCGTGGGGCTTGGCCGGATTGTAATCGCCACTGATGTACTCTTCCTGTCCAAACAGGTTTGTTCCTTGGCGGGGACTGATAGCACACCAGATTGGAATGTCCTCGTCCACATTATTGAACTGGAAGTATTCGATGGCAAGCTGGACTTTTTCGACCGTCATTCCGGTGTCAGAAGCAGAGCAGTTGCCGACGTTGGAATCGTGGTCGATAATTCTTCCGGTGTTGAGGCCGGTGTACTCAAGGTTGCCGTCTTGGGATGCCCAACTAATTGTACTACCGGCACGCCTGCCGCTTGTTACAGCAGCATCGAAGGCGGCGATGATGATGTCATCCTTCTGACGATTGACAGCCCGACGGAACGCAGTTACGAAGTCCGATGTTGGGTCAAGCAGCATTGACAGGTCATCATCTTGGTCATAAAGTACAGCATTGTGATACGGAGTCGTGGATACCCAGCGTCTCTGTGTTGACGGGTCAATAGTAGGAGTATCGGGGTTCCGAGAACTCTTCTCAGTCAGCGTGAACTCATCCATCATATCGAAAGATTTGTCCTCGGCACTGAGAACTGGCTCCGTTCTGACAGCCTGAGCGAGCTTAGACTCCTTCTGCTGGCAGACGTGGTACAAGGACTCGGAAAACTGGTCGATAAACCAAGTTGGTATGCCTCCACTTAAAGTTATACTCATAGTAATATCCTCTCAAAAAAAGTTAATAAATTGTTTAACTGTTTCGGAAAGGTTATCCACTACGAGTGGGACTTACCTACCCTTTTTCGTCTGGTTTGACGACCTACCTGTTTAGGTTAGCACAGCGTCCTGAAATTCCAGACCGGAACATCAGGGTTATGCTGGTTTTCTTTTCTTATATAGTTCGGTCAACTGGTCAACAACCTGTTTGTGTTGAGGATGCTTCCTGTCCATAAAGGCATCGTGGGCTTTCAGCTCAGCAATCTTGTCATCCACATCACTTGAAGTAGGAGTACTGGAGGGAGCAAGACCTTTTATTCTGTCCTCGCTCATATCCTCGGCGATAGCATCAAGAAATCTTGTCATTGCAGGATTGTTCTCAAGACCAAGCTCAGCTACCATTTCGTTGCCCTTGTACTTTCTCAAAAGAAGATTAGCACGAGCTACTCGCTCTTCATAGGACTTGCCAAAATCCTTTTTCAAGGCAGCTTCGGCCAGTTCAAAATCTTTCTGCCGTTTCTCCTCCTGCACCAAGTCGAAGGCGGTGATGTCCTTGTCAATAAGAGCAAGATAGTCGTTAGCAACACCGAGGAACTGCTCCTGAGTCAAATTGTGGTTCTTGGCTATCTGGGAGAAGGCCGCTATCTTTTCATCGTCTATGTCGATATTGTCCGACAGGTCTTTGCCTTTCTCATACTTGTAGTCCTCCACCTTATCAGGAACGCCCCTTGCCCTGTGAAAAGCCTCTCTGTCCTCGTCGGATGTGGTCTCGTTAGGAATCTCTACGAGCCTGTCAGGGTCTTTGTTAATCATCCGGCGCTGTGACATATGAGAGGTTACGAAGTTGTCAAATGTCTTGTACCTCTTCAGAGTCGGGTGGTCGGCCTCGTCATACTTCTCATACCAGTTGTCAACGAAACTGCCATTGGGATTAACAACACTTGTTTCTTGGCCCGACTTTTCCGGGCCACCAGTTTGTAGGTTCTCAGCATCAGACATTTTCCACCTCCTCTTTCTGCTCTTCTACATAGTCCCAGTCACCCGGTATCGGCTTACGGTTAGCTCTTAGTCCCGCTTGCTTTAGCTGCGGGGCGCTCAAAGGCTCTCCCCAATTCAGTTTCTCCGGGTCAAGTCGACGATGATAGTCTTCTGGATGAGCTTGATAGTCTTTCAAAGTAGCTTTTCTGTCGGCGGGCTTATCTTCAACCTTGGGTGATTCATCTTTGGACGGCTTGCCTACTGGTACAGCAAGACCGTCTGCTCTCATACATATACCACTACAGTAATCTGGAGCAATCCACTTTACATTCGGTCTCTTTTTTGCCCCGCAACGACGACAAACTTTTTTCTTCTCTTGGCCTGAGTTGTCCGGGCCACCATCCCCTTGTGGGTTTTCAGGATCAGCCATTTTGTTCTCCTTTCAATTCGTTCCTTTTTCTTCTAAGTGCTCGGAGAGCACTATTAACAATATTATTCCATCGTCGTATCAGGTCATCAGATGAGTCAAGGACAATACCCATGTGATAATCCTGACCTTGTAGTTCTGCCTCTATAGCTATGATTATCTCTCCACGCTGCTCTTTGATAACAAAGCGGCCTCCCTCATTCAAAAATTGTTTTAGTGCCTCATTCGCTTTCGCCTCATCTGCCTTTCTCTTCTTGGGAACCACTACCTCTGAACCTGTAACAATTCCGGTTCCTGTAATAGTACCAATTAAAGCAACTATAGCACTTTTTAACATCTGTCGCCTGCTCGGTTTCATAATCATTCTCCTTTACTTTCCTTTACCTTTGTAATATCGATACATCCCAAAGCACTTGCCTTGGGCTTTTTTCTGACTCAGTCCTTCTTTCTTAATTACATGAGAGATACATCTTGAGACATAATCACTCTGTTTTTCGTTTTTCCTCGGTCTGGGCATCTAATACCTCTCTTGCTTTCTCCACATCTGCGTCAAGAGCATTTTGAATAAACTGCCACATAAACTGTTTTCCTGCGTTGAAGGCATGGATATAAGGGTCGGGGTCAAAGCCGCCAAGTTGTTTCTTCAGTTCGCTTTGTACCAGTTCTCCGTCCACACCTCTGAGCACTCTTTGAAAGGCCGCAGACCGAGCAACTCTGCGGAGTACCTCTTCTCTGTCTTCTGGATTAAGCTGCTGCTTCATCTATTATCCCCTGTAAAGGTGAACCCTCTTCCGGCTTGGTTGACAGGCTCTTAGCCGCCTTTGCCAAGTCCGGTGCCCTGTCCATCATCGACTGAGCCTGTGCCATTTCCTTTTTCCTCAGCCTTTCTGCATCACGCTCCTTGACATCCATTAACCAAGTCGAAGGCATGCCATTGTTCCTTCCGAGGTCACGGCTGATTCTGTCCCTGTCATAGTTGTCCAAGAAACCGAAGTCAACCTCCGGTGCAAGCTCGGCCATTGCTTTTAACTCGGTCATTGTCTTGACAAATCCCTCCGACTCAAGGGTTTTGAGAGTTAGAGCAAGTCTGCCAAGATATTCAACCCTATAGTCCTTATTATCCAACGTAGCAGGGATAGGTGGAAGCTTGCCTGCCCTGTCTAATATCCCGATAACACGGTGTATCAGAGGATTAAAGTAACTTGACTGCATACGGCCAATAATATGAACAAGTAATCTCATCTTCTGCTCAACTCTCGCCATCACTTCTGTCGCAGTCATATTCTGACGGTCTATTAAGGCATCAAAGAGGTCAAGGAAAAAGCCAGCGCGGATTTCAGATTTGACCTCTATAATCGCCTCCTGCATACCCTGTAAATTTCCTTTGAACTCAAACCAGACCGGGTCATCACCACCAGCTCTTTTGTAGAGAACTCCACCGGGTTGCGTAGCAAGAGGCCAGATAGAGCCATCGTCAGGGAGAACTATCGGTGGGTCACACATCTTCTCCCAGCCTTTGATGCGGGTCTTTTTCATCTGTCCTACCATCTTTACGTCGGGAAGCTCTTTCATCATAGGAGAGCGCCCGTAGGTTTCCAAAGCATCTCTGTCAAAGAAGGATACTTGATAAGGCATCTCAGGGTAACCGCTTGTGGAGACAATTTTCTTGTCATCTCTGCTTACATAAATACTTGCAAAGTCCATAGTCAGCGGGTCGGTATTCTTTCTATCTGTGCCTTCCCTTGGCTCAACCACGTGAATGAAACGAAACTTTTTGTCTTTCCTCTTGGCGTCCTTATAAGCGGCATTGATGCCTACACCCAAATTCTCTGCGCCAAATTCCTGTACTGCTTGCCGAGCAGTGTACTCGAAAGAACGATAGACAGTATCTACATTTCTGTCAGAGTCCAAGGAAATGTAAATGCTGGCAATATGATAACAGATGAAATTGAGTGGCTGTGCCCTACCTTTCTCCTCATACTGACAGGCAGTTCCAAAACAGGCAAGCTGTTTCAGGAACTCGAAAAAAGCTTGTCTGAAGTTTGACTGAATAAGATGCACGTGGATTAGATTAGTAACTTTGTCAAGCCAAGTCTTTACCTCATCTACCTAAGCAAGTTGATGGCGTTCTCGGCAACAGACTGAAATGTATCTGGTCTTTCAGTTCCTCCGGCCTCTTTGCGAAGAACTTGGTTGTCACCCGGAAGGCCATAATCAGCACAGTCTTGGTATAAAGTGTCCCAGTTGCTTCGGTCGGCTTCAAAGACCTCCATCCTTGCAACTATTTCTTCTGCCGTTGGACTTTTTGTCTCCTTTTCCTCAGTCATTATTCTTTGTTCTCAAGAGCTTTGATTCTTTCCGTCAACTCCATCAGCCTGTTCATAATGTAAGTTACTTCCGCAGGCGCAAGTCCGGGGTCTCCTTTGTCACCTTTCAATCCGGGATAGCCCTGAACACTTTGGCCGTTTTGACCATCGCGTCCTCTCTCACCCTGCTCACCCTGTTCTCCTTTATCTCCTTTTTCTCCTTTTTCTCCCTTATCTCCATTCTGTCCGTCGAGACCATCTTTACCATCCTGACCGTTGATTCCGTCTGTACCATCCTCCCCGTCTTTGCCATCGACGCCGTTTTTGCCGGGAGCGCCATCTTTACCGTCCCTGCCATCGAAATAGTCTGTCTCCTTTCGCGGGGTATAGCCATTCACACCGTCTTTGCCGGGTGCTCCGTCTTTACCGTTTGTACCATTCCTGCCATCTTTACCATCGAGACCGTCCTTGCCATCACGACCAGCTTCCCCTTTTTCACCCTGCGAAGCAACTTTTATCTGCTCACCTGCGAAGTAGAGACCACCTTTCTTGATAACAATGCTCTGCACCATTTCTTTAGCAAGCTCTCTTGCAAGCGCCTTTCCAGTATCCTGTCCAAAGTTCCCCATATTACTTGTCCTTAATAAATTTTATAATCTGGTACGGCCTATATTCACTACCACCGACTAAGTTAGTTCCTTCAAGAACAATGACAATATCGTTAGGCCGGATAAAGCGGGAAGTACCTTTGTAAAGCAAACTTCCCGCAGGTTCCTCGGTCAAAGCTCCGACATTATCTCTCAGAGTCATTACTCCGTTATTGTCATAGTAGACCTTGGCAGTAAGAGATTTACCCGTTAAATAAATTACTTTTATCTCATTTGCCATTGTCCTCTCTTATGGTGCTCCTGCCAATAATCCGTGTCCAGCGTCCGCATCCAAATGAGCGAGTAATGTGTTGAATTTAGTCGCTAAATCGTTATAAGCTGTAACAAGGGCATCAAATTCCGCTTTGGTCGGGGGGTCGCCTGCGGCTGCGGCCACAGCAGCGTCAGCATCGGCTATGTGAGCTTCTTGATTACCTACGACCTGCACATTATCGACCTTGTACTGCTCGGTGGTGTTTATGTCGCCAGTAACGTCAAATACGGAACCGGGAGCATTATCTCTAACGCCGACTTTGCCATCGCTGCCCTGAACGAATAGAGCGTGAGTTTGTCCGACCGCCTCTATCCTCGTATCTACATCCACGCCGCCATTATTCATAATAACTTCATCGGAGCCTATAAGGTTTTCATCCAGCGTAAGAAAGGTTATATTGCCCGCGATAAAGTTAATCTCGTCCCCGGAGAAAAGTATGCCCGTATCTGTATCGCCGAGATGGAGAAGATTGGTAGAAAGAGAAATTGCTGTATCGCCGAGATGGAGAAGATTGGTAGAAAGAGAAATTGTGCCGTTCACGGTCAGGGCGTTAGCAGCGAAAGCAAGGAGGTCGGGGTCAGCGGCATCACCAATAGCTGTGGCGTGGATGTTAGAGGCAACTAAAGCACCAGTTCCAGCCGTTCTTACTATAACATCTGCGTTTGCGGTAAGATTCTCTATGGTTAGGTGATTACTGCCATCAACATCTATCAGGGTCTTTGCTGCATCTTCTATGACAACTTGGTCAAAGACTGGACTGGATGTGGTTTTTACGGCTTGGTCGAACCAGTCTGCCAAAGTAGGATTGCCAGTCAAATCTATTGTTCTATTGGCATTGTTCAAATCAAAATGAAGTTGTCTATCTGCCGTCATTGAAGTGCCAGAAGCCCAAATTTGCATATAATAGGTTTCACCAGCATCATCTAAAGTTCTAAGGCCGCCTGCTGGAGTTCTGACAGAGTAACAGCTTATATAATTAGAAACGGTCAAAATTTCATTCCCAAAATTTATCGTTCCCCCCGAATCAGTAACAGAACCGGAACCCAAAGTAAGCGTCCCAATAGCTGCCGTAGCATTAACATCAAGAGTCTCTGTTGCAATCTCATAATCCCCGGCGTCCCAGTTGGCAGTCAAAGGGTTATTGCCATCCGTATGAACGGCATAGGGGTCGTGCAGGGGCAGCACTACCATTGCCGACGCCATTATCN